TGTGCATCGTCTCTAATTCTTATTCCACGCTGTTTAAATCCAGCAGGTAGGTTAGAAAGTGTTCCTGCATCAATTAATTGTCTTAATGCAGTTGTAGCAGTTCTTGATAAACCACCAATCATATGTATTAAACCAAAACCATAAAAACCAAGTCCTGGTAAAAATTTAAAGTGTACAAAGTATTGAATTTTGTTTTTCTTAGGATCACCTATTTCATAATTTCTTCTAATAGATAATATCTCCCTAGAATTTTCTTCAATGGTTACAATGTAAGGTAATTTTATTCCAGTTGGTTCTCCTGTTTCTAAATTAACATCTTCGTATCCTTCTAGATCTAAGTTAGTATGAAACTCTAATATATTAAATATATCTTCTTCACGACCTTTTGTTTGTCCTTCTAATTCACGTTCCTTTTGTTGAACTTCTGATTCAGTTACTGTTGATGGTTTTAATTCTATGTCTCTGTAAAATCCAGCAACTTGTTGTTTACGCAAGTCATTTTCAGAAATTTTTAAAATGTGGATGATTGATTCCGCATCATCTAATGAGGTAGCTGAATACGGAACGATCAAATCATCTGCAGGCACAAACTTAGAAACAGCTTGTTGTTCTACCTCATCATAATAAACTTTTTTAAATGATGATCCTGCTAGTGGTAAATAAAATAACATTTGATCAAAGTCTGGTTCATAATCTTTCATCTGTTCCATAATTTGATAGTTCATAAAATCTTTTACACGACTTGCTTGTTGTGTTTTTTCTGGAGTAGGCATTCCAAGAACTTGAGTTCTTACTGGTCCATCTGCTGGTAATAATTCTTTGTATGCTAAAGCTTGAAACTGAGTTACGGCTTCAGCTAATACTGGATGCGTTGCACCAGATGCACCTTGAAAAGGTTCTGTTCGATTGTCGTATTTAAATCCTAAAAGATCTAAACCTTCTTTGTAAGATTGTTCCCAATCTTTTCTTGAAGTTTTGTAATCTTGATAATTTTGATAAAGTGTAGTTCCTAATCTTCCAAGAATATCATCAGGTAAATGTTCTGCTAAGTTTGTATAATGATTTTGTTCACCTTCAACTGCAGCTATTGCTGGATCATAATTGATGTCAACTGATCCATCTTCATTTTCAGTAATCTCAACAGGTTCACCAGCTTCGGCTACTTCTTGTTGATCTTCTAATTGATCTTCTGCAATTTCCTGTTCGCTAGGTAATGTTATTTCCTGCTCTACGTTTGGTAGAGACTTGTCGATTTCTGCCATTTATTTTCTCCAGTTTAACACTCTTAACAGTATTATAGGTAATATTCAAGCCTTGTGGTTGAGGCCCTGATTTAGGGGGTACTGTTGTAGTTAGTTTAGTCTTCTTTAATAATTTTTTTAACATTATCTACTGAATCAATGATTTCTTCTTCAAAATCTCTATAAACTTCTCCATCACCTAATCTATAAACATCTTGATATTCTTGAAAGTCACCAGGCACATCAATAATTTCTCCTGTTTCTGGATTAACTTCTTTGTAAGGTTTGGTGTAAACTGTTTCTGCATTATTACCATTATCTGTTTTATATCTAACTCTAATTGTTTCAGGATTTTCAACTACTTCCATATCTTTGAGTATTCTTACTTCTCCCTCTTTTAGTTTAGCCCATCCACTACCTTTACTTTTAACAGTGGCAACAACATCCCAAAAATTATCTTTTATCCAAGACCAACCTTTTTCAACTGCGGGTGCTGCAGCTTCCATTCCTTTTTCAACCGTAGGTGATTTAAATAATTTAGTAACACCAAAAGGTAATGCTCCTAAGATGCCAGCTCCTACTTTTATGAATTTTCTTTTTGAAGGATCTTTTGGACCATTTTTTAAACCTAGTCGCATTATACCACCATTCATTGCTCCTTCTCTTCCCATTTCTTCTATTTCAGTTTGTTGTTCTGGAGAAACTTCTTCACTAATTCTTTGACTCATAAAAGCTTCATAAGCTTGTGGATCTGTTTCTTTCATTCGTTCAAGATTCTTATATTGATCATAAAAATCTTTAGCTTGTCCTGTTACAGTCAATCCAATGCCAACAGGTGTAAAAAATCTTGCAGCTTTTCCTAAACCTAAAACTCCTTGCATAACTTGTGGTGCTGCTTTTGAAATTACTCCTGGAGCAACTAAACTTGTTCCAACTAATGGATCTGTAATTGCTTCAAATCTAGAAGCACCTTCATCTCTAGCTCTACCATATTCTGATGCAGCAAATGCCAATGCAGCTGCTGGTGACCCAAGGACTGTGCCTGCGGTTCCTAATAATTTACCAAAACCTAAATTCATTCCAAGCACTGGGCCTGATGATATTTCTTTTAATTGTTTTGGAGTTAATTTAGCCAAAGAAATCTTTTCTCCTGTTTTTCCAGCCAATGATTTTGCATCATCTACACCAACTCTAACTGCATTCATTCTAATTGGAGTACCATATTCATCAAAGATAGGTTCTAGTTTTGAAAAACCAATGTAACCTCTGTATTTTTTTGGAAGTTCTTTTTTAGTTTTATCAATTATTTGTTCAGCTTGTTTGTTCAATTGATCTATTCTTTTTAAATAACCAGGTTGTTGATTATTTAAATTATTACTAATCGCATCAGCAATATCATTTAATTTTTTATTATATGGAGCAAGTTTAGAATTCATTTCTTTAGAAATGAAAGAAACATCTTTAGTTGTAATGTCAACTTCACCACCTATTGGCATAATATGATGAAAAGGAAATTTTTCTGTACCACCAAAATATTTACCTCCTTGAACTATATCTAATCTTCTTTGTCTTTTAATTTTTCCTTGGTTTTCAGTTTCTGCTGGTTTGTATTGTAAATTTTTATCTTTAGCTAAAACAGAGTTTATTCTATAAACTTTTGCTAAATTACCTTCAGTAACTTCCCCAAAATACTTTTTTGCTAAAGCCTCATTTGATAAACCTTCTGGTGCATATCCTTTTGTTGCTTCTGTTTTACTTGTAAAATCTTTAATATAAGATTGTTTTATTTCTTTATTTGGCCACAGTACATCATAGTACTCTGCTGTTTTTTGGCCTCTTGCTCTTTTTGAAATAGGTGTTGGATATTTTGGAGCTTGAGTCTTTCTTTTTTCAAGTCTCTCTTGTTGCATTTTTCTTGAAGCTTCTTCTTTACTAAGAACAGTTAAATTAGGAAATTCTTCTTTTATAATTTTTGAAGCGTTTTTTCTACTTGCATTAAACTGTTCGGATAATTTTTTTATGTTAAGTTCTGTTCCAGGTTCTAAGGTTTTTAAATGTTCTCTTAATTCTGGAGACCCGAATCCTTCTCTAGTTCCTAGATTTTTTCCTTTAATTATTCCAAACAATTGTTGAGAAGGGGTGGGAACTGTTTGTTGATCTTTTAAGTCAATGAATTCATCAACCTTCATTCCCCAAGTTTCTGGTGAGCCAAATATCACAGTCATTATAGCCCCATTAAATAGTTTAAGCCGCCTTTAGCATTTAACTTTCTTTTAATTTCTTCTTTTAATTTAAACGTATGCGTTGGTTTTAAAGTTTCAAAATCTACTGTGCCATCATCATAAATTTTTAATCTTTGATTTTCTGGCAAACCTTCCATAGCTAATCTTTGAAAAACATTTTCATTATCAGCAAGTTGTGGTTTAGCTTGTATCTCTTTAATCCAATTAGGAAATGTTTTAGAAACATATTCATAATCTTCATCTCCAGGTTTAATATCGTTTAATGTATTTTGTAATCTACCAATAACAACTTCTGCTTTTGTAAATTGTCCCTGACCTGCTTTTTCAGGAGCTTTGCCTTTTAGCTTGTCACTCATTTTTTTAAACAAGTCTCTATTAATTGCTGACTCAGGTCTAGCAACATCATCTGCTGTTTTTAAAGTTTCTTTTCCAAATCTTTTATTAACTTTGTCCATTAAAGCTTTAATGCCTCTATAAGCTTTTACGCCAGCACCTGTTGAATAACCTATTCTTCCTCCATATGCTCTAGCTTCTGGTCTTGTTTCTCTTCCTTTATACAAACCATCATCAATCATTTTTCCAGACTCATCAAATGTTGGTAAGGGTACTTCTGCTCCACCGTATTTAAAGAAATCAATAGCTTCCATAATTTCTTGATCAGAAGCTTCTGTAATTGTTTTAATTAAATCTAAATCTGCACCTTTGTTTAATAAATCAACAATCATCATTTTTTTATTTGTGCCTTGTGAAAACTTAATCCTTCCACCATCTTTCATACCTGATGGATCAAAGTCACCTTCATCTATAATTTCTTCTGCAGACTTAATTTGTTTTTTTGTATCTGCTTCAATGCCATCTAATATACCTTTAATCTCTGCATCAGAATAATCTGCGTAAGTTCCCTTACGACCAATTATTTTTTTTATCTCGTCTTGAAAAGATTTAGTATCCGTCTTACCTTTTAAAAGATCAACAGTGTCTTGAACCAAGTCTTCGTCAAATTTAACTCTAGACATAATTCCTTTTGTTTCTTCTTCATCAGGCATCCAACCACCTGGTTTACCATAAGGTGATTCAGGTCTTGGTTTTAATTCTATGACTTCAGCTTTTGGTCCTGTTGGAGGCATCATAGATTTTTCATATAGATCTAATTGTTTAGTTTGATCCATAATAAAATCTTGTTGCTTTTGAGTTAGTTTTGCACCTGAAGATTTTGCGTACATCATTATCTTGCCTAAGTAGCTATGTAATTGATTTGCTAACTCAGGTGTCATTTTGAAATAAGGTGTGACTTTACCCATCTTTAAAAATAATGCTGTTATTACCGACATCTAATAATATATCCTTTTCCGTTGTGGCTGTGGATCTTCCTTGTAATCATCAGGATGTAATATAAACCCACCTTGCCTGAATCTCATAATGGCCTGAGTCGTTGAATCGACCAAGTCATCATTGTCGCCAAATGGGAATGCTGCGCACTCTTCTATGACTTCTTCTGCGAAGTCTTGCATAGGCGCCCATATCATACCAGATTCAAATAAAGGTGCAACAGAATTTACCCGTGTATGCTTATCATTTCCTTTTGATGGACTAAAGTTTACCACAGGTATACCCATCTTTCTTAGTTCATCAGTTAGAGGTTGACCAGAAGCTTTTGACTCAATAATCACCGTATCAGGATCCCAATACTTCCATTGCTCGTGAGCAACTTGTCTTAATTCAGGAAAGTCCCATCTACCTTTTTGACAATCTAATAATATTAAATTAGCACCACTATCATCATTTTGATAAAAAACTCCCCAAGTCGTAATGGCTGAATAGTCAGCAGATTCCTTTTTACTAAATGCCGTATCATAAGATTGTATGACGTGTTTAAGTGCAGGTATCCAATCCTTATCCCAACGCTGCCACCATTCACGTTTGATGATTGCTCCTTCTTCTGAAGTTGGATTTTGCATATACTGTGCATTCCACTTCGTAATACTAACTGAAGCTTTAACTCCTAATAATTCTTCCTTCTTCCAATACTCAGGCCATAATGGTTTACCTGATGGAAGTATGGCAGGAAATTCTACAACATCCCATTGATCAGCTTTAGCTTCTCGCTGCGCGTTTAACAGTTTACCAGTTAGGTCTTTTGTATTCCATCTTGTCATAACCAAGACGATTGATCCGCCAGGCTGTAAACGTTGACGAGGTCCTGATGTATACCATTCATAAGCTCTCTCCATTGCATCTCGGTTCATAGCATCTTGTTCTGAATGTGGGTCGTCAA